TTTTGTTCTTGCTCTTGTAAGTTTTTTAATTCTGCTTCTGAAATTTTTGACATTTTAAATGTTTTTAAAGTTAGATGTAAAGATACTGATTTTTATTTTGCTTCTAATCTTTCTACTTTAGCTGTTAATTCTTGTATTGATTTAATCAACAAAGGAACTATTTTAGAGTAATCAACCCCTTGCATTTCTTCTGCATCTTTTTCTCCGACTACCGCTTGTGGTAAAACTTCTTGCAATTCGTGAGCCATTACACCGTAACTCCTGCTTTCATCTGCTTTCCATTTATAATCATATACAGGTATTTTAGAAACCATATCTAATCCTGCAAAGTCTTTTAAATCTTCTTTTAATCTGTAATCTGAAGATGTGTTAAATGAAACACCTGTAGTACCTGATTGTGCAACTCCTCCAATTTGAACATTATTGTAATAAAAAGCTGTAAAATCAGAGCCACTAACTGACCCTGTTTTATGCCCCACTTTAATAACAGTATTTGCTGCATCAACTGCTTTTATATAAACAGAACCATTTATAACAGTATCAGAAGAAGTTCCAAAACCAACTTCCCCCCCACTTGTAATACTTACTTTTGCGTCTCCTGAAGCGTTAATAAAAGCTAAATTGTCATTACCATCTAAACCAATATTGTATTTTTCAACATCATTTCTTTGTAACTTGAACATTGGAGTAACTGATGCACCTGCGAGTAGATTTGCAGTATACATATCTCCACCACCTTTAGTGAAAAATGCCCCTTGATTAATAGTAGTATAACCTGCGGTTGCACCGACCTGTACAGTCCCCGTACTTGTAATACGCATTCTTTCTGCAAGTGTACCTGCGTTACTTGTTGAAAATTGTATATCCCCACTATTAACAACACTTCCCTGAACAGATGATATTCTACTCACTTCTGCAGCAGTACTTGTTTTATTCCAAAACTGAATCATAGCATTTTGATTCCCTGCAGCAGCATTACGATTACCTGCTAATTCTATTATTGATGCATTATCACCTGATTCCGCACTAATATTTAAAGTTTTAAAACCACTTGTATATCCGTTTAGCCTTGAAATAGCATTAATTAAAACTTCGCCCCCACTTGTAATACGCATTCTTTCTGTAGGAGTAGAACTACCACTTGCTTTAGTAAACATTCTTAATTCACTTGGTACGGTTCCATCTCCATTTGCTACTATATCTGACGTTTTTGTATATGGAGAACTTGCATCACTTTGTTGAGAATATAATTGCAAACCTGCAGTTGCTGTATATGTTTTTTCACTTGTTCCACCGCCTGAATAAATATCAACAGTCCCATCACTTGCAATACGCATTCTTTCTGCGCTGTTAGTAGCAAATAATAAATTACTTGAACCATCCGCCCTTAATCTTGTATCTCCTGTACCACCAAATTGTGAAGTACCCCCAACAGTATTAACATAAGCATAAGTACCACTTAATCCATTTGACCTTAACACCCTTAATTCAGCAATATTAGCTGTATCGTTACCTAAAGTTAGTGAAGAATCAGGACTAGTCGTCCCGATACCTACGTTGCCTCCTGCGCTTAAAATAGACATCGCAACAATATCGCCGCCCGATATAGAGCCATCAGCAATAGTAAAATCTAATCTATTACTACCTGTTGTGGTATTTAATAAAGTGGATGATATTTTAGTTTGACGATATCCCCAATTTGAAGAAGTTGTTCGCAGGTTTAAATCTGCAACTTCATTAATTGTACTTGTTGGGTTACTTATGTTTACACTACTGTGTACATCTAAATCAGCATCAGGGCTATCCGTTCCGATACCTACGTTGCCTCCTACAAAATAAGAATCACCATTAGCTCTAAACTGTATTTTTTTAACATTCCCATAATAAATACCCTGATAACCTTCGTCAGAAAAATATTGTTCTGCTTCCCATAATTTATAAACTGTGGCGCCAACTTTTGTTTTTATATCAATACCGTGCGTAGTACTTGTGCCGCCAACTGTTAAGGTTTTGTCAGGACTATCCGTTCCAATACCTACGTTTCCTGAACTGTCTATTATTACATCTGTTGCACTTCCTCGTTGAATATAAAGATTTGTTGCAGATGTTCTATTTAAGTAAAGGTGGTCATCATTAATTGCTAATAAATTTATAAATCTATTTCCTGCTGTTACATTAAGATTTGTTCTTGAATTTGTGTTAGTTGTATCAGTATTTTGAAAAGTAAAAGTACTTGTAGCATTTTGATTTTTTGAGGCAGTAATTTCTCCTGCAAAAGTTGCTGACGTACCTGTTAACGGTCCTGTAAGTGTTCCACCTGCTAGTGGTAAATATAAACCTGCTGAGGTATCTACATAAGCAGTCGTAGCTACCTTTGTAGAATTGTCTCCTGCTGACTGAGTTGCCGCAGTAGTTGCGGTGTTTATTGTTCCGTTTAAGTCTCCTAAAAAAGTAGTTCCTGTTACATTTCCTGTTGCCACTAAATTAGCTAACTCTAAATCTGCTGCTGCATATCCTGCTGCACCAATATTTACTGTCGTTGTAGGTTCTACTGTTGTGCCTTTAAATAACTTGAATTTATTACTATCTGAAGCATCATTATATAAACCTAAGTACCTTGTAGTACCGTCATTGTATTTACCGTAATAACCAATATCAAGGCTATTTGCGGCATTATTAATTGCAAGTGATATAAGTGGGTCATCTACTGATAAAGTCTGCGAATTTACCGTTGTAGTCGTTCCATTTACTGTAAGGTCTCCTGCGATTGTAACATCACGCCCTGTAATTAAATCACCACCTCTGTTAATAATTAATGCAGTTGTATCTAAAGCATTTGCATCCGATGTTTTAAATACTATTGATTCTGTTACTGCCGATTGGTCTATGTTTAATTGACCTGTTGAATTGTTTGCGTAGAAATTAGAGCCATCGTGATAAACTTGAGCATCGCTTCCCGTTCCATAAATAGATTTTATGCTATCATTATGGATAGTATTACCACTCATTGTTCCACCCACTAAAGGTAAATATAAAGCCGCTGAAGTATCTACATAAGAAGTAGTCGCAACCTTTGTGCTGTTATCGTCTGCTGATTGTGTAGTCGCTAAAGAACCGTTTGGTAATGTAACACCTGCACTCGGAAATTGTAAACTTAATCCCTGATTGGAAGCACTTGATTCTATTTGATTAGCTGTACCTGTAATTGCAAAAGTTTGAGCGTTAAGGTTTACATCGCCCGTACCTGAATCTCCGCTAAAATCTAAATCTGAAGCATTATCCAAACCTTTAACATATGCTGTTGTAGCTACTTTTGTAGAACTATCAGTTGATGCTTGAGTTGTTGCTGTAACCCCATTAGCAAGAACAGAAGTTGAAGTTACATTTCCTGTTAAATCGCCTGCTACATTTCCTGTTAAGTTTCCTGTAACATTACCAACTAAATCAGTACTTATTGAACTTGGTAAACCTATCGTTACACTTTGTCCACTTACTACCGTTTCTATTTCATTAGTAGTTCCTAAAATGCTTAAAGTTTGAGTATTTAAGTTTACATCACCTGTATTTGTGCCATCTGTTATATCTAAATCACTTCCTGCATCTAAACCATCTACATAAGATTTTGTAGCAGCATCTTGTGCATCAATTGGATTTGTTAAATTTGATATTATACCTGTAACTGAAACACCTGTATTTGTAGTTTCTAATTTCTTTGCGTTATTAAAATATAAATCTACACCTGCACCTTTTGTGAATGTAGCTAAATTGTTACCACCTGTTGATGCTTGAATCTTTATAGAATTATCGCTTCTTAACCTTAAATCGCCTGTCCCTAAATCAGTAACAAAACTATCCGTTCCATTGTGGTTAATTTCTAAGTCTTGACTACTTCCAAATAACGCTTTGCTTGAATCAGTAAACGTAATGTCATCACTTGCAGAAACTACAATATTATTTCCGCTTGTAGTGTTTCCAAAACTTAAAACTTCTTGTAAAGTGTCCGATGTAGCAAATTTAGTGTCTACGTATAATTTAACCGCTGCACTTGTTGGTAGTGATGTATTATTATCAAAGTTTTCTAAACCATCAGTAGAAGTCACATAACGATTTATAGTAACCCCTGTCCCTGTATCTTTTAACGAACCCCATTCTAGTACATTTGTAACCTTAAAGTCACCTGCTGTGTTTAAATAGAGACCTGATTGGTTACCTGAACCATCTGTAAGTTCTTTTAATGTTGCAGAAATAGCAGCATTGTCAATGGTTTTTAATAAGCCCTCGTAAGTAGCAGATATTTTAGTATTAAATAGAGTTGCCATTCTTTAATTTTTTTGTTTTATTATTTTCAGTTTTTTTTAAGAAAGTTTTAAGTTTCTCAACGTTCTTTTCTTTTGGTTTATAAATCATAATACCCAACCATTAAAAGTTGCATCAGTACTAGGGTAAATATCGTCATTTAAGTTTTGTGTATATTCAGGATATAACGTTTGGTTAAAACTCATAAAATCAATAAATCGTCTTGAATACCATTCTGCATTTGTTCTTGCTTTTTCGACTAAATAATCAACTTCTTCTTTGCTAACTGAATCAGCATTTTCAGAACGGTGCTTATACATTCCGCCATTTTTTATTTGGTAACTTGCAAATGGTATATAATCCACTTGAGCAAACCAAATTTCCATTGGTACAATGTATTCGTCTAATAAAGTTTTCCAACGAGCATTTACAGGTAAATTAATATTAGGCATAGCCACCGTTAAACCCTCATACAACTTTGTACCCATATAATTCTGTATGTGAATTTCTTGAGCTAGTTTTATAAACTGAATATATTTGTCCGTATCAACGTTGCCGTCAATAATCGAATTTCTTACTAAATCAGTTCTGTTTATAAATAATACTGTTGCCATAGTTCTTTTTTTATTTTATTTTCCTTGCGGATTATTAGGTAAAAAACCCTTGTTTGGTAAATTTCTTGGCTGTATAGAAACTTGGTAAGGATTTGTAACTTTATACCCTAAAATAGCAGCTTGTCTAGTTCCTATAATATCCTGAGCATCTTTTGTACTTGTTTCAGATAACTTGCTTTTATATGTTACCCGTCTCCACGAATGATGGCAATTTCCGCCACCCTTATAAAGCCAAATTGAATATTGGTCTGCACCTTCAGGTCCCCATCCTTTGTTTACAGTTTGAGTACCCATTGCTATTATATCTTTTTTACGATATAATTTATTAGCATTTTTCATTGCTCTGCAAAAACTTCTTGCATTTGAACCTACTTTTCTAGGACTATAAAAATACCTTACTTTAAAATAATTTTCACCAACTTTTTTGTCTTGAGCAGATGGACTATTTGGGTATGCACTTCCCGTACTTACTAAATTAACTATTTTTTGAATAGTAGATAATTTTCTTTTACTTTCTTCAATAAATTCGTTTTGTCCTAATTCAGTTATTATGTTGTCAATAGCATCTTCTTTTTGGTAATCTACATCTTGTTCAAAAATAGCTTCCCATTTTTCTTCGTCAATATCTTCACCTAAAGCAATTAACTTACTTGCTACTTTTTCATCGTCTTCTGTTGAATCTGAAGAACAGCACAATTTTTCTTTTGATAACGGTACGCAATTCGGTACTTCTTTACCGTCTTTAGTCTTCATTCCTATTTGTTCATAACCATCCCAACAAGGTGACTTTAATTCCGTATGATTTTCACAAGGCATAAAATAAATATCGCCTTCAATTTCCATTTCGTGCGAACCCGAGCAACCAATTTCTTTAGCTTTTATTTCTGCTTCTTCTTTAGTGTTATAAACCTCTTGTCCATCAATTTTTTTTAAGCTAAATTTTTCCATTTCAACCCCCGTTTCTTCTTCAATTGTTTCTTTGTCTTGAATAGATGAATCCACTTCAGTAAATTCTAAAGGCTGTAACGTTGTAAAGTACAGGTTTAAGCTAATATCATTGAAACTTAACATATCATCAAAGGCATCTATTAAAAGTTCCTGAAAAGGTCTTATAACGGTGTTATCCATTAATAAAGATGCAGTTTTAATTTCATCTGCATTGTTCCCTAAGCCCGAACTGTCTTTAATCCCTAATAACATCGGTGAAACAATACGATGCGAAACCATTATTTTCTTTGTAGCCTCGTCTGATAAAAATTGGTATTGATTATGAGCATCTGAAAGCTGTACAGGTGTAATTTCCGCTTGACTTTCTCTGTTGTCATTAAAAGCAAGTATAAATTTTCCTGCGTTACTTGAGCCTGAAAACTTTTGAGCAATTTTATTTTCTATTAATTGTCTTTCTTCTTGGTTTGGAGTACCGTTGTTAAAATTAATTAACATACTAGGTGCTAGACCGTTAAGTATATTGTTAAGATGGTAATTAGAAACTTCTTCTTCAAGTTCTGCATACTGTAATCCCCCCTGATAATCGACAGGTGAGTAGTAATAAAATCCTGATTTATAAGGTTTGATGTAATATATTTCTATATTTTCTTTTGACATACCGTAAGCAGGTATTCTCAAAGGTTCATCGCTTTTTTTAATATTAGCCCAATCTTTAAAATAATAGTAAGCAGGAATATCTCCGTCTTCATTTGCTTTTTCTGCTCTTAAAGTCTCAATAGGCATATGCTCAATTTGAGCAATTTTCTTTCTGTCCTTTGAATAAATAACCTGAACAGCACATTGTCCCATTAATTTTAAATCATAACAAAGTTTTCGTACTACATTTTTCTTAAACAAAGAAATCATTTGAGCGTACTCATTTGGTTTCCTGCTTGAATTTGTAGCATTTAGTCCTTTTCCGTAAATAGCTTGACTTATACCGTTAATTGCAGCGTTATTGGTTGGGCTTCCATTATATCTGTCGATTAGATACTGAAAGTAATTGTTGTCCGCCCCATATTCGATATAGTCCTCGCCATTTACTTCTTTAATTTCAGGACTTGTATACGTGCTTAAATTTACAAAGCCAAATTCTGAAACTTTTGATGCTTTTTTAAACTGTCCTTTGTTATTCCTTAGTCTTTTATTTTCCATATTTATGGTACTGTGTAAGTATTATCAAATCCCTCGTATTCTATAAATTGACCTTTATTTAATTGGTAATAATCGTTATTACTTAGTTGGTCTATATTTTGGTCTGTACAAAATATTTTATCTTTATAAATGTCAAAAATTTGTCTTTCGTCTTCATTCCATTTGAAGTTATCTAATTGCCAAAATTCATAATTTGTGTTCCAAAAATTGTAATCTACGTATAATTCTACATTATAAAAATGATTTTCAACTAAAATAGGATTAAATATATTTGTGAAATCTAAATAGTTTCCTAATGTTACAGTATTTTGTATTTCGTAAAAAACCTTTACATTAGTACTATCGTCTCTTATGCTCATTGTAAATTCGCTAGAGTAAATTCTAGGAACTACCGAAATTGATTGAGCATCTGCTGATGTGGTTAGTATAATCATTACTTATATAACGTAATAATTTTAGTAATTTGTAAAATCATTATCCAAAAAAAAAAGCACCCAATAAAGGATGCTTAATTTACTAACTAAATAAAATTTTAATTATGCAGTTGGGTCAATTTGAGATGCATCTGCTGTTACTGCTGCATCTAAGAAATAAGGTGCAGTTTCTTCCATTCCTTCAAATGTTAATGTGAATCCTGAAAGGTCTCCTGCTGCTGCTCCTGTCACAACCGTACCGCCCGTAGCTTCCATTCCATTTTCTAGTCCGCAAAGAAAATTATTGCCGTAATAGTCAACCACTACAATGTAAGGGCGACCTAAAGCAAGAGTTTGTAATTCTGCTTGAGTTTTAGCATCTAAATAAGTTAATGTTAAATTTAAAGTTTGAGTGTAAAATGTTGTACCATTTTCTCTGCTTGAGGTAACGCTAGTTTCTAAACTAGAATTTCCTTTTACATCGTACTCATACCAAGTTGGAGCAGGTGAACCATTTGTAATAGTCGCCTCTTTTGTTGTTGAATCTACTGCAATACTTGCAATCGTTCCAAAGTCTGCGAATAGTACGGTTTTTATGCCTCCAAATGCTGATTTGCAGGGTACTTTTCTACCCGTTGTTAATGCACACGCCATAGTTTTTATTGTTTTTTAATGAAAAAAGGGTAGGTAGATAAACTACTTACCCTCTTTTTATTGATTAATTATTAATTTTATGTATAAGATACGATGTCAGAAGCAATCCCAAATTGAACTGTACTTGTAAACCTCATAACCATTCTTACATTGTTTGAAGCATCAAGGTCAGCCATATCTAAAACTTTCACAGAATTTGTATCGTTAAGCAAACCTGTGCCAAAATATAAATTTGAACGTCTTGCTACATACATTTTGTCATCACTTAGTCCTTGAGCAACGAAGATTTTAACACCGTTTACCGTTAAACTACCGTTATTCCACCATTGTGTACCCATTCCGTTAACACCATTTGCGCCAAGTCCGTTAGCTGCAAAGCCTCCTAATGCTTGAACATACAATTTAGCTGCTTTACTACCAATGTAAAGAAATAAATCTTCTTTTCCATATAAAGCTGCAGGAATTACTGCTACCGTATCAGATAGTTTTTCAATTATATTTGCTGCTGTTAATGCTACACCACCACCAATTGCTTGTCCTGCAGGAATATCCCCTGCTACTACTGCTGCTGCGATTAATTTCTCGAATCCATCAAATGAATTGTTAGAAGCTGCTGCCGTATCACCTTGCCAAATGTTAAATTCAGTATTTTGTGCCACTTCAGATGCAACGTGTGCAATCATAAAATCTGCAAATTTAGGAGGTAAAGTTTGACCTAAACCGTAACCCATACTTTGAGATTCCCAATCGTTTACAAAATCGTATTTACATAATTGTAAGTTTACTTGTAATTCAACGGGTTGAATAATTCTTTCAGTTAAAGTTACCGAACTGTTTGGTGCAAAATCACATCCTGCTGCGGTTACTAAAGCACCCGTTGCTAATTTCTTAATTACTTCTTTAAAGGAGATGTTTGCCTTTACTGTTAATCCTCCGTCATCAATAGTTGATGCTGACAATAATGCTGCTGCTATATATTCACCTGCAAATTCGCCTGCATATGTAGTAGTGATGTTAGTAGCTGTTGCTAATTTTACTTCGTTTAATTTACTCATTTTGTTTATTTTTTATTTATTTAATCTACTTAATACTCTGTCCAATGCTGATGCTCCAAATTTGTTGTTTTTTACAAATTCTACTTTTTTCTTAGTTTTTCCAACTGTTTCAGGATTGTGTTTAATTGGTTTAGCAGATGCTTGTGAAAGGTCTGCTTTTTCAACTTCAGAAAATTCTTCTTTTACAGTTCGTGATTTTAAAACATTTTGAGGTTCAACCTCTAATTCTTGTTCTTCTTCTGCATCTTCTAATTCAGGTGCTTTATCACTTTTTAAATCAGCAATAGCATCTTCAAGGTTTTGGATTCTTTTCTCCAATCCTTCAAAATCATATTCTTCTAATTTTTTTTCTTCAGAATGGTCTCCCTCAAGGTCTTCAGTAATTTCTTCACCTTCTTCAGTTTCCTTTTCAGGTGCATCGTCTGCAACATCTCTAACATCTGCAATAATTCCTTCTTCAGAAACTACAACTAAACGTCCATCTTCAAGTAAATACTCTCCAACAGGCATTGCTACTTTTTCATCGTCTGTAACAATAAAAATTTCATTGTCTTTTTCAAATGATTCAGCACTAACTACTGTACCATTCTCTAGCTTTTGTTCTTCAAGTTTAACCTGAATGTTTA